TAGTGTTTACCATAACATATGTTTGCTGTGTCTCTGTCCCAGCATGCCCGGCAGTCCTTGCATTCGTTGCCCTGGTCTGGGGCTGCGCAGGTCCTGTCTTCAGGCTTCGTTGAGACTGTCGACGTCCATGGCCAGTGCTTTACCGGTCCCTGGTTTATCATATGTGAGCTTATTCTAATAATTAAATTTGACGGAATTACGGCCGGATCCATGAGCGTTAAGAATTTAACTTCGCGCGTGGGCATCCAGTGCCGGGTCCCTGGTGTACGCTTGCACACTTCAAAAATATTTTTTAGATGCTCTGGGCTCTGGATGTCTCCGCTGTCGTGCCACCTGAACCAGGCTTCACCTGTGATTAGTGTTACCATCGCATCAACCCAGCGCGGGTCCTTCAGGGCTTGTAGCCTACGCTGTAGCGCGTCCTGGACATTGCGGAACCTGTAACGGCCCTTCAGGGCATAACAGCCAGCGCAGACGCTGCCTGGAATCTTGACCAGTTTGGCGCCGGTAATGCATGCTTGAGCTGGCAGGTTGTGCGCCGGTCCAGGCATCTTCGATGGCTTCGACAGTCCACCGGTTATTTTTCTAGCTTCTTTTTTTAACATGTTTCTTTCTCCTATAAATTCCTATAACAGGATATAATTTTCTTGTCAAGCTTGAGGCTTGGGCCCTGCAGCTTGTGGCTTGTGCATTATAACCATTGTCCCTGAGCCAGCGCTCATGGTTCACTAGTATCTTAAGGCTTTGCGCGCCGGGTTGTCTACTCATTAGTCTAACAGTACCATGTAAGCTTTGGCGTTATTTTTCATGAACCAGTCCAGGAGCTTTCGCATCTCCTGCCAGTGCTTGCTGCCCCCGGTCCCGAGCTTTTGATCCTCGAGCGTGGCCATTGCTTCATGATAAAAAATCTTATCATGTTTTTTAGCTTCTTCCGCTGTGAGCTCAACGCTTTCACCGTTGAACCTGTTTCGTCTTGTATAGTCTTTATTGTCCATATTATTTCTCCTTTTTAATTATCTTATAATATCCTACAGCTTGGGACCTGTCAAGCTTGAAAGCTTGCGGGCTTGGAAGCTTGGACTTTATTGGGCGGGCCCACCCTAAAAAAAATAGGGCCGGGCGCATTGCTGCGCCCGGACCATTCCTAACAGATTGGAATTAGTTTGATTTCTTTGCTTTGCCACCTTGGATCTCAACGTTGTCTTGGTCAAACCCTGCTTTGCTTAGCAAGTTTCCGATTTGTGAGATCATCTTAACCTCAGCGTGCTTTTCGTGTTTGTCTTTGTATTTTATATATTCTTTGTTCAGGCTCACAGGCTCAAACTTGGTAAAATAACTGCTACCGCTATCGTAACCATCTTTAGTTTTAACATATTTACCAGTTGATACGTGCCATCTATTATCTTTAAATAAATAGATATATTCAATATGTATATCTCCTCTCATATCGAACATATACATCCATTCATCTCTGTACTCTCTGGCTGGTTCTTCTTTTCTTTCCCAGTCTCTTCCGTAAAAACTACATTCATCGATAGTATCGCCCAAGTAGCTGGCGTCTCCGTGCTTAAAGAGTTCAGCTGCCATCTGTCTATTGTTGTAATGATCAACCAGACATTTGCCTACGCCGTAAGGGTAGCCGTCAGAGTGAACATATATTACTTTCACTTTTTTAGTCTTTGGATCTTCTATTGCTATATTACTTCTTGTACTCATAATTGTTTTTCCTTTCTGTTGTTATCTTATATTATATAGGATCAGTTGTCAAGCTCTAACAAGCGAGGTTTTTGGTTTGCAACCCTACTCACCCATGCTGAGAGCATCGCAACCTGTAGTATAGTCGGTCAATTCCGACAGCTTGACACCTGATCCCAGATCCATTGGGTAGGTCAATGTGCTATAGCTTTTACCGTCATCAATGGATCAGGGATCAGCGCTTGGCAACTGGCTCGAAACCTATTGCCAAACTCACGTCCCATTAGTTTAGAATTATTCTAATCTAATTCAATAATTTTTTCCTTTCTGTTCTGCAACTTGTGGTTGCGTTTTTGTACTGCCAACCACAAGTTAGCTTAAATGTTATATTTAAGTTTTTATAAATAAATATATATCCCATATAATACTTGACAATCCCAAAGTCAAGTGTTAATTTCAAATCAATGCAAATAAAAAAAACAATAACAGAAAGGACACAATGAGCAGAATAAGACTAAACCAAGAGTACAGAAATAAAATCGCAAATCGTATGCGAGTACACTTGGAACAAGAAGATACTATTGAAAAACAAAACTATGACAAGTTAAAAGGCGAACAAATTGACTTAAATGACAATGCTTGGAAAGTTGCAGAAAAAATAGTAAGGCGACATTATACAGATGATGATGTTGCAAAGGCACAATATCTGCAAGACAAGTTTGAAAATGTTGATACTATCGCAAAAGATAGTTGTTTTCATTTTCATTATTTAGGTATGAAAGAAGATAGAGATTATGACAATAATCCTATTATGAAAGAAGATACTATTGAAAAACATTTTGACTTTAGATTAAATGGCGACATAGATGTTGACAATAATTCTTCACATTCAAGAGGCGACAATGAGTATGGTTATGCTTTGTTTCGTGATGAACTAAAAGCCCAAGATGATTGCAACCCAGATATTTTGATTGAACAAGAGGGCAAAGACCACAACCCACATAGAACAAAATATGTTGACAATAATAATAAATATCTTGGTGATGATGACACAAGTTATGGCAAAGAGTGGAACGACAAATATCAATTAGATTTAATTGGTAGAAATTATTGTCGTGATAGGTCTATTGCTTGTACTGAACAAGAATATATGTTTTTGATTGATTGGAAAAAACAAAAAGGACAATTTGTTTTGGCACATCAAAAGTGGATTAAATCTATTTTAGATCAAATGAAAGAAATTAAAGTTGGTTTAAAAGGTTATAAATATTTAGATGAGGCGATTGAACTTTCAACCGAACTTGGTTTAAATATTAATGACGCAGAAATAATCAGAACTAACTCTACTGGCTTGACTATCTACAATCCTAAAAATCTTGCAGATAGAATTAAAGGCATGAAGAACAAGAAAGTTAAAACCAAAGCAGAAAAAATAGCTGAAAGGTTATTATACGAGCAACAATCACAAGTTGTAAATTAATAATTTTAGCTATTGACAAATCTGGGGTATTAATATAATATCCCAGATATAACAGAAAGGAAAAAATGACTAAAGAAAATATATTAGAGTTAGCAGAAACTAACCTAACAGATATCCCAGAAAAGTTTACAATTAGATACTGGGCAAATAAACATCAAAAGTTTATAGAGAGGCAAGGCTGTTGGACTAAACCAAATGACAACTTCACAACTGGCAAAGCATTTATTTCTAAAAATGGGAAAGTTTGTTTTGTCTATTGGGATTTAGATCAAAATGGGTGGCGCATGGCAACTGAACTAATAACAATCAAAGCAGAAAGGAACGCATGATATATTTATTAATAAGAAAATTTCATATTGCAGACAGTAATATGAAAGCAGAATATAGAGTTGAGAAATTTACTGACAATGTTGATGAGGCAAATAAATTTTTATCTGCCTTAACTTTGTTAGAAGATAATCAACATATTACATGGCACATTATTAAACATGATTTTAATGAGCCATTAATCCTAACGAAAGAGGTAGCATAAATGATAGATTACAATTTAGTCCTATACATTGGTATAGGACTAATTGTTTTTGGTTTTGTTTTATTTCTTGTATCAATTCATTTTGAGAGAGAGGCAGAAATAAAACTATTCAAACTAAAACAATTAGACAAAGCATTTAGAAAGGCAAAAGAAAATGAGCGACTATAACTGGTGCCACAATCCGAGTTGCCACGAAATAGAAACACAATCAAGAATACGAGGAACTGGCGACAATAAAGTTTTAAGAACTATTAAAATAAAAGAAACTAAATGGAATGAGGGACATATATTTAGATATTTTTGTAATCAAAGATGTTTATTTGAATTCTTAAATAAATTTTGTGTTGAGATTGCTAACACATATTCAGTTAAGCAACCGAGTGAAACTCCAATTAAAGTAATAAAAGAAAAAGAACAGTTTGACAGATATAATTATAGAACTGAAAGAAGTGAGCCATATCAAGTAACAAGAACAACAATAGTAAGGAACAATGAATAAATAACCTATGCAATAAACACATACACCATATATAGTTAGTCAAGAACTAATCCCACATAATCCCACGCATATTGTCGCAGGCAAATTCTGGGCGGGCCCACCCCATACCATAGAGGTACCACGGGCGGGCCCACCCCACTCACGAAACAGGGAGGGCCCACCCCCTTTAAATAAAAAAGGGGTCCCAAGTCTACCCTTTATTGATTAATACAGACGGTTAAGGTATAACTTTTGAAAACATATTTAAGATATGCAAGACACAGAAAATATTACAAAAAATTTAGAGGGATTGACCCCAGAAGAAAGCGCTAAACTAATAGAACTTGAAAGAAGCGTAGCATTGGATGAAGCTAAACCAAATATTACAAAAAATTTTTTAAGTTTTGTAAAGTACGTTTGGCCTGAGTTTATAGAGGGGTCCCATCATAAAATTATTAATAAAAAATTTAATGACCTCGCACAGGGGAAAATTAAACGTCTAATCATTAACATGCCGCCAAGACATACAAAGTCGGAGTTTGCCTCATACTTACTCCCGGCATGGATGATTGGGAACAACCCAAAATTAAAAATAATCCAAGCAACTCACACAGCTGACCTTGCAATTGACTTTGGACGTAAGACTAAAAACTTGGTTGATGATAAAAATTACCAAGAACTGTTTACCACTAGACTTCAAGAAGATAGTCAGGCAGCAGGG